AACGTACCTCTATAAACGGGGTAGATGTTTCAGCTTTATCTTTTAAAGAGGAGGCAGCTGGTAAGTTGAGAGTCTTTGCAATGGTTGATATAATAACTCAATCATTGTTAGGTCCTCTTCACGAATCGCTGTTCTCACTATTTAAAGAACTTCCAAATGATTTCACTCATAATCAAGACAAGGGTTTCGCTTATGTTCAGAGTTTATCTCTTAAACATGGACGTTCCTTTGGTTATGATTTGAGTGCGGCTACAGATCGTTTACCTCTCTCATCACAAATATCAGTTCTTGATAGTTTGTACGGGATTGGTAAGATTTGGGGTAATATCCTAATCAACAGAGATTATGTAATCTCTAAAAATGATTATGGTATTGAGCCTCAATCTATTCGATATGCAGTCGGTCAACCAATGGGAGCATTATCTTCTTGAGCTATGTTGAATTTGGTGCATCATATGATGGTCCAATTCTCAGCTAGACAAGCCGGTAAGTCCTCTCATGGTTGATATTTGGAATATGCTGTTTTAGGTGATGATTTAGTACTTTTTGAGCCCGAAGTAGCTAAGGTCTATCTTGAGTTATGTAAATGACTCGGAGTAGAAATTAATACTAAGAAATCAATAGTTGCTGAATCAAAACCAGTTGTTGAATTTGCTAAACGTACCTCTATAAACGGGGTAGATGTTTCAGCTTTATCTTTCAAAGAATTAATTACTTCTAATTCTTTCTTTCAAAGATTAAGTGTCACATCGCGTTTAATAAGAAACAATTGAGGAAAGGACAAGTTCAAGATCTTAGTTCTAGGGAACAGACAAAAGTCTGATTCTCATCTAGAATTAATCTATCCTTTTGTTGGCCTTCTTACTCAACTGACTCTTAACGGTCTTACTCCTTTGACAAATTTATTAGCTTTATTGACTAGTAAATCTGACAAGAGTTTTTTCGGGCGAAATATCACCTGAATGAACCCTAAAAAGTTAGTTACTATTGTACGTGGTTTTTTACAAACTGGTACTTTAGATACTTCCTTAATAACAAAGGAGGAAAAGTATTATTCTGGTTTAAGTATAGTTACTTTCAAACGGATATTGCTTGAGCGTATTAATAATATTATTAAGAAACTCGACAACACCGATATACAAGTAATTAGACTTAACATCCTAGGAAGAGTTTTATCTTTCCCTCTATTAGATGAATATTTTGCTCTTTTAGAGCATGATAAACGTCCTTTAGAGTTAGAGAAACCTCTAACTGAGAGATGGTACTGGAATAATGATTGACGGTTTAAGACTTGTAAAGATAAGTTTATCAGGTCACAACACTTCGCAGATATCTTTTTAGTGGGTTCAAAAGATCATTATATTAATAATCTTTCGAATACCTACGAAACTATGCATGATGCTCTTAAAGCTGGTCTTCCTTTCGGGGATGATTACTCTAAGATCCATCGTATAGTAAAAAGATTAAGCATTTTCTTTCCCTTCTTAGATGTAGGATATTATTCTACACAGAAGATTAAGAAAGCTTACTTAGAAGCGTATAAAGATCCTGATTTCATTTTTTCTCGAGAGTTTGCGAAATTGACGTTAGAAGAAATTCTAAAGGATATTGAACATTTTACAAATGTCCAATCATCCCTTACTTTTTATCTTCCTAAACCTGACCAGAATAAAGAAGTTCTGGATAATCCTTTTAAAATCTTAGATTTCATAAAAGATATCCGTAACCCACAGTACTCTAGAAAGGCTTATTACGATAAACACTAAGAACGAATTTATTCGAGATATTTCTATTTCTGATTCGGTCCTATACAAGTGATCTCTTTTAGATCCTTGTTGATAGTAGCTAATATAATTAACTAGTTATCAGTTCATCG